GGTTTTCGATTCTTCAATTACAGTTTCAGTTTCAGTTTCAGTCATATTATCAATCCCTATAACGTTCTTGTGGGTCTATTTCGATCAGTATTTCTGCAAGCCTTGGTGCTCCTACTAGTATAGGCCTTGCCAATGGAGGAGCAAAAGGTGTTATGATTCTAAATGGTCGAGACAGAAATTCAAGTGCTTTTTTTCCCTCTTCTTTAGTTGGTCTTGGATCACTAACAAAAGTACCAAAGTAAGGTTCACTACGAGAACCTCTAGGACTTCGATAAGACCCTGTTGAACTTTGATTAAAGACGGGTCGGCCTGTTGGTGTTGCAATTTGTGAACCACCGCCATATTGCAAAAACAAAAACAAACTGTCCTCGTCTTCAATCATTTTCAATCCTCGTCGTATGATTGTTGCAGTTCATAAGATCGCAACATTCTCATGATTTGAGTATATTCTGGTTCATCTTTTGCATTAGCTAATACCAGGTGTCTTGCAGGCGGTACAATTGCAGCACTAACAGTTGCAAAAGGTACGAGAATGCGGTATGAATACAATCGATCACTGTTAGTAGGTTGTCCCGATCCGAATGTGTCAGAGGTAACAAGAACGGGCGTAGTACCAGCGAAGTCTACATCATTTGCAAACAATCGAAACCGACCATACAAGACATGTTCAAAATTTAATTGACCGCCCTGGGCGGCTGGGAAGCCTAATCCCATTCGATATTCCCAAATGGATAGGTCAAACGGTACTGATGTGATTATATCATAAACCCATAACTTAGCTCCTGTTGGGCCAGTGATTTCAAAATTTGAACCTTCTTGTACTGCCATAGCTTCGATAAACAATGTTTTCTCATCTAGGCTCATTCCTGCCATGTCAAAGTATGTTTCACTGACGGCGTAATCATTTGTACCCGATTGTATGGCTTCCCAGTTTGAACCCTCTGTAAAATTGAAAGTTCGAGTTCCACCGTCGTATGTGAAAATAAGATATGAATGCGTCTTTGCAAGTGCCTTCATTTCATCGACCTCTTTCTTTCTGGTGATCGCTTCCAAGAAGCCGCAGCTTGTTTGAAAATAGCACTATGCTTCTTACGAGGGTGCTTTTTCTTCAATTCAGCCATCTTTTTCTTCATGTATTTGTTATACGCAGAAGGCGCTCTCTTTGCTTTCTTTACAACCTTTTGAACTGTTTTCTTTCCTGCAGCTCGAGCAACTTTGCGTGCTTCTTGCTTTGCACCTTCTACGAACAATGCTCGCAACTCTTCAAGAGTGCCTTCAACTTTTACCAAGGTAATCACCCTCAGTTATCTGCGGCAGTTGATTGAATTGCAATGGCCATGAAGTCTTTAGCGGATAGTGTGACAATAGAAGCATTTACACGAATTGTCACGTTAATCTCTGCCGCAGCTGCAAGAGCTGAAGTTCTAGCTCGAACATACAATGCGTCGTTAACAACGAAACGCCCATCATCTGAGCCCTTACCAAAGTTGTCTGGGTATAGATCTGTGACATTTGTCAAAAATGCGTCTGTGTCATATTCTAATGAACCAGATGCGACGAGAGCACGGTCATCAGCAAAGACCAGGAAGGCACGGTTAAGATCAGTGACCTGAACATGACAAACTCCACTGTTGCCCATTGCAACAGGTGCGGATTGGTTTGCAGTTGTACCTTGATAAACGAATTCAACAGAGTGAACTTGAAGTGCTTGGCGGTCTCCGACATCCACATAACTACCTAGATCGATAGTTGCTGTTGCATCTGTAGCAGCTGCATTAATTGTCAGTCGTTCGGTAAGCGTAAAAATTGAGGTCTTTTTGGTAGCCATTTAATCATCTCTATTAGGTGGAGGGAGGTTTTCTCAGCAAGTTATGGCCCTGATCGATTCCTCCCTCCAACCTATGATAATAGGGTTCGGCCTATAAACAATCCCTGGATTCCTATCTTTGCGAGCGTAGCGAGCCCCCGGTGGCAAACGTAGACTAAATTAGTTCCCCACTCACCCACCCGTTGCGAAGAAGCCTTCGCATAAAGAGCCATCGGCTCTTTCGCAAAATTTGGGCCGTCCGTACGGGTTAATATAGGGGAACTTTCTAGCAGTAACATGGCCCGACACATCGAATCCATATATTTTAAGCCCGACGAAGTGATTGAAGTTCTTGACATGCTCAAGGATATTTACAACGATGAACAACATGTACATGTACCCATCGAGTTGTTTTCTAAATTGTACACTGAATTCAACGATTTGAAGAAGCGTGTACATCTATGCAAGGAATGCAACACTCGATGGTTTGCATGTATTTTAGAAAAAGGCGACGAATACATTCGCACATGCGACGACTGCCAAGGTGAGGACCAATGAAGGTACGCAAAGAAGTAAGTTTGACACCTGAAACGTATGCAATCGCAGCTAAGATGCCAAACTTTAGCCAATGGGTTAGAATCGGACTGCGTGAGTACAGTCTCAAGAATGATTTAGCATCGGAAACAATGCGACGCATACAATGGTCACATGCCGCACGACATCTTGCAGCTACACTTGTAGAGCGAGCAAAGGAAATAGATCCAAACACAACTGTTACAGTTGATAGTTTAATTTCCAAAGCAATGAATCAAACCAACTTAGAGATGTTTGAATGAACGATCCATATGTTTGTCAGGGCTGTCAACTTCGAACTCGAAGGTTAAAGTCTCGTTGCTTAATGCAAATCAAAGTTCATCGATGGAATGGTTTCTGCATTCGATGTTGTTGCCTTAATTCCATACGTCAACGTCCATGCGACGATCCGACTGGTCTAGGATTCACTAGAGCGAAGCACCAGTGAATATTAGACCCAAAGCCATGCAATCATTGCATAGTCGAGTGCAGTCGCACCACCAATGTAAGAGTTGAAAGAAAGATATTGAACTTCATCAATCCTTCAAGACTGGTTTCTTTCTCAGCTCGTCGCTCGTCACGGGCCATAAGCCACTCGGCAAAGCGTTGTGTTTTAGTTGCGGTTTTCGATTCTTCAATTACAGTTT